AAAGACGAATGCCGACATATTTGCTTACCTGCAGAAAATGTATATAAGAACATCGAGCCACAAGAAATTGAGAAGTTTTACATTGATGGATTATTAGATCCGGTTAGATTAAATAGAGATATTTTGAAATCAACCCGAATGGGTTTAACCGATGAATCAAAGCCGATATCTGAAATAGCGTATAATATACAATTCAATCAAGTATCTGAAACAGTTGAAGGATTGCTATATGGTAAGTTGAATTTTGTCAAATCATTGCCTGAGAATAGAAACGGAATTATTCGCTATTCGTTTACAGATGTTGCTGATACTGGTAGTGATTATTTTGCCACCCCATTTGCTGAGATAAACCAAAATAAGATTTATGTTTTTGATGCAGTATACACTCAGGAACCAAGTGGAATTACATCCCAAAAATTAAAAGCAAAAATTGAACAGCATGGCAGCGTAGTAAATAAAATTGAAACCAATAACCAAGGAAGTGTATTTGTAACATTGCTACAGATGTTAGGTGTAAATGTATCAGGGTACTACTCTACAGGAAATAAAGAAGAGCGCATAAATGCATGGGCACAATTCATATCGTTCATTTATTTTGTTGAGCCGAACGAAAATAGCAGTCAAGAATATCGCCAATTTATAAAGCACTTACAATCGTATCCAAAAACAGGAAAGCATGATGATGGCCACGATGATGCTGAAGATGCAATAACGGAAATGCTACGATATATCTGGACCAATTTAAGGCACTTATTTATGAATCAAAATCAATAATAATGCAAAGTAAACAACAATTTTAAAAAAAGATAATATTATGAAAAAGTACACTAAAGAACAATTAGTACGAGCGATGTTGAAATATAATGAAAATTATATTAAGTCACTGAATGGAGATACAACAGTTGGACCATTCAGTGAAATTGATGACACAATTGAATGCGCGACAAAACAAGTAGATTATCTATTGAAAATTGCTGAAGAAAACGATAAAACCGATTCCATCTAAATCATCTGTTCAATTTAGAAGCAGATGATTTAGATTATTAAACCACATTAGAAATAGTGTGGTTTTTTTTAGTTTACTATTTTTATTTAGACTAAATAAAAATAAATAATATTTTTGATTACATTTGTAACTAAATAATTAAGTACATGGGGTTTTGGGAATCTTTAAGAACATTTAGATTTGGTATAGAAACGAAAAACGATTCTATCAATGGCCAACCTGTAAGGATGGAAATGGATGTTTTTGGAATAGGAACAAACGACAAAAAAACATTCTATACTGATACCACAAAATTCGTAAAGCTCCAAAAAGAAACATTTGTACTTAATAATGTTTTCAATAAAATAGCCAGCAAACTTTCCAGCGCTCAATTTACAAGTGAATTCGAAAACAACGAATTACTTGAAAAAATAAACAACCCTAACACAACCCAATCAAAAGAAGAGTTTTTCAAGGAATTTGCAATTTTCATTCTTTCATCAGGTTGGACGGTTGTTTGGAAAAAATATCAGTCATATGGTAATTTCAAAACATTAGAGCTTATTAATTTAAATCCTGATGATACCGATGTAAATGAGAACTCTGTAACAACGGAGATTAATGGAAAATCAGAAACAATATTATTATCTGATGTGATTCTATTTTATGATAGCGTTCGCAATAATAAAAACAAAAAGGGGTACTCAAGAGTCATGCCTTTGAGAAGTCAGATAAATAACATCAAGGATGCTCAAGTTGCAAAAGGAATTCAGATTGAGAACTCAGGAACCACCATTGTTTCACCAAAACAGACTGCTGCAGGAAATAATATTGATGAAGGTTTGAATGCAATGGTTCCTCAAATGGGAGCTGGAATCAAAACTCAAAGAGAGGAAATGGAAGATCGCTTTTCCAGCCGTGGCCTAATAAATAGAATTATTGTTTCATCAAAAGGGTTAGATGCGAAAAACTTATCAGCTGAATTAAATACGGTTAAGTTCTATGAAATAGTTGAAACGGATATTCTTGCAGTTTATGATGCTTATAATTTTCCTATAGAATTAAGTCCCTACGGCAAAAATGCAACTTTCGATAACAAAGAGATAGCTGAGGTTAGTTTGATTGAAAACGAAGTATCGCCTTTGGCTAAAAATCTTATCAATTCATTAAATGCTGAATTTCCAAACAAAAAACCGATTGATGTTAATTTTAATCATTTGAATTCGATGTCAGTTATCCAGGAGCGGATTCAAAAAACAAACGGAACTACCATTGATCAGTACGGGATTTTGTTTGACAAAAAGATAATTACTGAGCAAGAATATAAGGATGTTTTAAAATCAAAAAAGATATTGCTATGAGTTTAGATAAAAAGTTACCAACGGATGCTGAAAAACTAAAGGAAGCTGCAGCTAAGACGGATAATCCTCAAATGAAAAGAGCGATTGAAAATAGATTAAAAACTATGGAAAACAACCAAACTGTACGAAAATGATCTACTGTAAAGAATTAAACAAGAGCTTCGAGGATAGAGACGAAATGTTGATTGAATTATCAAAAAGTCTTCCTGATTTAATTGATTTGAAAAAATCCACTATAAAGCAAGCAGATGGCTACGGTGTGTCAATTACCGTTGAAGGAGCTACGAAGGAGGTTATTGACACTTTAAAACAAATAACTATCAAATCATTTAATCAAGCCGACAAATCGATTGATTACATGAAAGAAGCAAATCTTCCAGAGTTAACAGTTACTGTAGTTTCCAATACTACAAATTTCTTTGATTCGCATAGAGACGTTCACTTGGATAAAATTTGGAATAAAACAATTGCAGATAACAAAAATGGCTTTGATCACCTACAAGAACATAAGAACGGTTTTGCAAACATTATATCTGAAAATTGCAAAACAAAAATTCTAAAAACCACATTCAAGGAATTAGGATTTGATTATGAAGGTAAAACTGAAGCATTGCAGCATATTTCTAAAATAGATCCGATCAGGAATTTATTCATGTATAACCAATATGCAAATAAATGGGTTAAAAACCATTCAGTAGGTATGCGTTATGTTGGCGAAATATTCTATTGTGCCAACACGGAAGTGGAATACATGAAGGAATACAAAGACAATTGGGATAAGTATTATCCAGTAATTGCAAATAAGGCAGATGTCGATGAGGTTGGTTATTTCTGGGCGATACCTCAAGGTAGATTAATGGAATTCTCAGCAGTTCCAAAAGGAAGTAATCCAATTACTCCGACACAAAATATTGAAATGAAAGCCGATAAATCACTTGATGATGATCAAGCCGATAAATCACTTGATACAACTGAGCCGCCAGAAGGCACTCAAAACGAGAAAAAAGAAGAATTTATAAACTTTAACATCTAAAAAGCCATGTTTAAATACAAAACAGAAGCACAATTGAAAGCGATGACTGAATCTGAAAGAGATGAGTACGCTGTAGAAAAAAGAGAGCATGAATCAAAACTTGCTAAAGAGGAAGCTCAAGAAGCTGCAAAAACAGCTGTAGAGGAAGCTACAAAAACTTTTAAAGAAACTGTTGAAACTCAAAAATCAACTATTGAAACTTTGAAAGAAACTGTTGAAGCTCAAGGAACCAAAATTGTTGAATTATCAAAATCAACTTCTGAAAGTAAAATGGAATCATTAGAAAATCTTTTCAAAGAAAAGTATGATGAAGCCGTTTCTGGTGAAGCACACACTGTAAAAGAAGGTTTCTCAATTGATACTTCAAAGGCTATTGCATCTACCGATGTTATGTCTGTTGATACAATCAATAGCACTGATTTTCCTGCAGCTGGTTCAACAGGAGTTGTTGGTGGAGGTGTAAAAACTTTGATGGGAAAATTGCTAGGTTATTTTGGTTATAGAAGTCCATCTTCTAAAATCCTTGATTTAGTTGACGTTCAACCAATGGATTCTGCAACTCTAATCGTAATCAATGAAACTTACATTGGAACTGCAGAGATTACAGGAGAATGTAAATTGAAACCAATTGTAAAAGAAACTTTTGCTACTCAAGAGAAATCAGCTGAAGCGGTTGCAGTAATGTGGTTCACAACTACAAAATTGAGACGTTTCTTCCCTGCATTAGTTAACCGTATGGTTCAGAAGTTCTCTGAATTGGTAAACGACAAACTGCCAAATGTTGTATTGGATGCGGTAAAAGCGGGTGCATCTGCATTTACACCGGTTACTGCTTTGGCAATCAATACTAATCCAAACAATTATGATGCGATGGGAGCTGTAATTGCAACAATTGAAAACTTAGGTTTCAATGTAACTGCATTTATGATGAATCCAATTGCATGGAGAAATATGAAACAAGAGAAAAACGCTGATGGTGTATATACATTGTCTAACGGTCAATCTGTTAATATTCTTCAAAACGGCTTGGATTGGGGAGGTATGTATATTCCAATCATAAAGGATTCAACATTAGGAGTTGATGAATTTGTAACAGGCGATATATTCTCAACTGTAAAAGTTGGAGTTGATAGCGTACTAATGTACATGGAAACTGATGGTCGTACTGACGCGGCTGCTACAAATGCTGCTACAGGACTTTCAAGAAATATCCGTACTCACGTATTGGAGAAATTCTTTGCGGTGATCATTCCAGATGCAACTAAAATTGGTTTGGTAAAAGATACGTTTACGAACGTGAAAACTTTAATAACAAAAGCACCCTAATAAACTCAATCCTACCCTTAATTGGGTAGGATTTTTATCCACCTAATAATATAGAAATTATGTTCATAGAAAAAACAAAAGAAGAAATTGCAGCATTGAACCCAGAGCAATTAAAAGCCTACAATGCTGAAAAGAAAGTCAATGATGCTCAAGTTGCTAAAGAAGCAGCAAAGGGCGATAAAAGCGCAGGAGCTGTAAAGGAGTTTTATGATAAAAAAGGAGCAGAAACTCTCGAAAATTATAAAAAAGGCGGTACAGCAGCAATTGTTAATTTGACTAACAAAACATTAGTTGAGTTTACAGAAGATTTTGGTTTCTTCAAAAAAGGTCATAAACAAGAAGTTTCAGACGTAGCTTTAGCTATTTATGAAGGCAAAAATGTGATCAAAAAACTTTAAAAAACTAATCTATGTTTACAAGACTATCTAATTTTTCATATGGCAATTATCAAATTGCAAATTTAGCTGCAACAGAAATGAATGTAGATACTCAACTATTGATTCAAATTCAAAAGTATGAGAGCGAATGTTTACAGTTATTGCTAGGGTCAAGTTTATATGATGAGTTTATGTCGCAATTAGAGTTAGATGGTTTTTATTGGAAGTTGAAATCAGATGTTGATGAAAAATGGGGATTGCTTTTAAATGGCACAACCTATGAATGTGAGAACAATATTTCAACTTCTAAAAAATGGAACGGATTAATTAAAAAAGTAGCAGTTATCCAAGAAAAAGAAGTCTTTGAATCATTAATGGCTCCTTATATTTTCTTTTACTATTCTCTAAATACCAGAACATTAAACACCGGTGCAGGAGAAGCTAAATTGAAAACAGATAACACTACTCAAGAAAGTTCAAAGAACAAAAGAGTTGATGCCTGGAATGAATTTGTGCAATGGTCCTATTATGGTAATTCAAAAACGAATGTTTCATTATGTGATTTCCTAAGCGATCATACAGCAGAATTTGGAGAGATATGCTTTCCAGAACTAAACACAATGACCTATTATGATATTTAGCTTACCACCTGCTTTAATTAAAACTACTGAAAAGGTTTTGCACAACAATAAGCAAGTTGCTTACAGCTGGGGCAACAAAGATGCTTTGAATAAGTGGATTGAAGCAATGAACAAAAAGCAAATAGATAGCATTTTAGGGATTGAAGGAAAAACAAAGTACCCTTTGATTTGGTTAGTTGAAGGCTGGGATAGCTCCGAGATTGTGAATGGCTACAAATTTGATAAAGTAAATTTTTGGATTTCATGCAATTCTGATGTTTCCACTTTAAACGAGAATAGGGATTTCTCTATTCAGTATAAAGTAGCAAACGACTTTATTGAAAAATTAAAACTAGTAGCGAGAATTGGAGAGAATAGTATTATATGGACAGAACAATCAAACGTATCTACAAACAAGGAATCTAAACAGTCTGACATTTGGGATAGCATAATTCTAACGATGGATATTATCATCAATAAAAATTGTACTAAAAAATTATATGTTTAATTACTAAAAAACAGAACCTATGAAAATAGTAGTAGAATGCGCCCAAGATGGCGTTTCAAATAAAAACACAGGAGCAAAGGAGCAATGCCTTGAAGGTGTAACGGTTCGCCATGCACTAGCTACTGACGAACAAGAGTTTGCCACGTTTGCATCTTTCAAGACCTTAGCGGATTGGAAAACAGATCGTGATTTAAAGAAAATCATTCCATTATATACGTTTGGCGCTTTGGCCAATGCTTATACGGAAGATACTTTCTATGAAGCAGACAAGAAGTACCTAACAAAAGAAGGAAAAAAAATAATCACTTTCGAAGCGCATTTAGGTTTTTGTTCTTACGGTGCATTGAAGTCGTACAACGGTAAAAAACTACGTGTGTATGAGTTTACAGATCAACAAGAGATTGTTGGTTATTCTCCTGACGGGGTTAAAGTAAAAGGACAGTCTGTTCTTATCAGCGTTGGTAAGCGTATCAATGCAGTAGGAGACAAGCCGCCTTATGCTGTAGTTACTTTGGAGTACGAAGA